GCCTCCGCGCGAGTGACCATGGTTCCTCCTCGTGGCCCTCGCGGGCCGGCTTTAGCGGCCGCGCACCGCGGCCTTGATCAGCTCGTTCATGCCGGGCTGAGCTGGAGGCGTATCGCCTCGGGCTCCGCCCCCGTAGTCGCCACCGGAGGCCGGCTTCACGAGGTAGCTGTCCGAGGCCGCCAGCTCTTTCAGGAGCTTCTCGGCGTTGGTAGGCTCGCCCTCGTTGTCGTACTCCAGCCGTGCAGCGATGAGGTCGTAGGCCAGATCAACGTTCCGGAAGTTCAGCTTCGAGGCGGCTGCCGTGGTGGCCCGCTGGGCAGCTTGGGCGCGCACTCGCGCCTCCAGCGCCGCAGCCTTCTCCTCGGCCGCTTTGGCCCTCGCCTGCTCCCGCTCCAGCTCCGACATGCCCGCTTGGGCTGCCTCGGCCTGCTGGCGCTCCAGCTCGGTCTGCGCTCGGCGCCGCGTGGCGTTCTCTCCGCGCAGTTCCTTGTTCTCGCGCTCCAGCCGTGCGATCCGATCCTCGGGGCTCTCGCTCTCGGCCGCTGCACCTGCTCCCGCGGCGGGGTCCTGCCCCGTGCCCGCGGCCGGGGCCTGCCCGGCGGCTGCGGCGCCCTTCTCGGGCTGTGCTCCGGTAGGCTCCTGGCCCGCCCCGGTGGCACCTTGCGCTGCTCCACTCACCCTAGCACCTCTGAACAATAGACCGGGTGGCTCGTGCCACCCCTGCGGTCGCTAGCGTACACCACGGCTCAGGTGCCGAAGCGCCCGCCAGTGGGCGCCGGCACTACCTCTAGGGGCGCCGTGGGCGGAGGAGGGGGCGCCTCCTCCTCGGCCTCCTCCTCCGCGGCGGCCTTGCGTTCGCGGATACGGGCGATCTGCTCGGGGCTGAGCCCGAGCATCTCCCACGCCAGCTCGTCGTCGGCGATGCCCGCGGTGTGGAGCTTCACCACCGCATCGGTGCGCACGGCCTCGTTCCGAGTCTCGGAGTCGGCCCATATGGTCTCGCCGCTCCGGTCGCGCCCTCGCGCGTCGTTGCGGGCGAGGAGGGCCACGCGCATGGCCTCCTCCCACCCATCCCCGAGGTACAGCTGGGCCCGGCTCACCTTCCGGGTTAGGCGCGCCTCGCTAGATTTCAGGCTCTCGCCCGAGGGCGGCACGGTCTGCGGGGTGCTCAGGAAGTAGTGGTACGGCATGCCGCTGATGGAGCTGAGGTGACCCACCTCCAGCTCGATCATGCTGGCGTAGGGCGCGAGGTCGGCGGCCGGCAGGCTGCCAATCTTGGGCTCGGGCGCATCGGGGTTGTCGGGGTCCGGTGGCGGCACGGTCCACAGCCGGTCGATGGCCGTGCGGAACGGCTCACGAGGCCGCCCGGTGTCGGCGTCGGTCTCGGGCTCGAAGTTCAGGAGGTAGCGCTGAGGGTAGGCCGCGAACTCCGAGGTGATGAGGGCGTCGGTGCGGTACTTGTTCACCGCGTCCTGATTGGAGCGTACGGCCTTGATCTCGCTCCTGCCGCCCGAGCGCAGCCGCGGGCGGTTGGGCAGATCCACGAGCGGCACCACCTCCATGGGGTTGGGCAGCGGCCACTGCTCGTCGCCGGCCGGCTGGTAGCGCTCGAAGCCGGCGGCGCTCCAGATGCGCACCTGCCCTTCGGTGAACTCGCCGGGCTCCAGCTGTGGCCGGCCCCAATCCCACTGCTGGAAATCGGGGGTCCAGCGCTTGGTGCTGCGCCACTTGAACACGCCCTCCGGCAGGTACAGCACCAGCACGAGCTGGCCCGCGTCATCGACCCAGCGCTTCAGCCCAGCTCGCCGGCGCCGGCGGTCCTTGGGCTCGTGCTCCACGATCGCATCTAGCGGGTCCTCGATCGTGATGATCGGCACGCCCTCGCCCTGCGGCTCCACGAGGGCATACGCGCTGCCCTTGATGAGGGCCTCGGTGTGGGCGAGCTGCGAGCCGGCGTCTAGGTCGTTCTCCTGCCACATGGCCCACACATCGTCATCGCCCGAGGCATCGCGGAAGCGGAAGCCCTGGACCTCCAGCCGCTCGGCGATGCCGTCCACCACGAGGGCGCAGAAGTTGCTCGTGAACTCGGGGAAGCGGTTGCCGAATGCCTCCTCGAACTTCTGGCTGGCGAAGGCGAGGGGCTGGCGGCCCTCGTAGTAGTCGTCCCACACGCGCATGTCGTGTGATCGAGCCTCCAGCCGGCGGAGGAGGCGCAGGGCCCACCACTCGGGTGAGCCTACGGCCGGCGGGTTGAGGTTGGTCGCCACTCGCTCTCCTCAGAAGCCGACGGCCCGGCCGGGCTTGCGCTCGCGCGGCTTCGGCGGCTCCAGCATAGCCATCGAGACGGCCATAGCACAAGCCACCGCGAGGTCGATTAGCTTGGTGCTGCCCTTGGGCTTGTCGATCACCCACCCCCGGCGGGTGCGCTTTGCGATGGCGCTGGTAACGGCCTGCCGGAGCTGGCCATCGCCGTCATGGGCCAGCCGGCTCGTCTTGACCAGCTCCAGCAGGTACTCCGAGGCCGGGCCCATGCGCGAGGCGTTCTGTGGCACCTCGATCATGTTCAGCCCCTCCTCCTCCAGCATCTCGGCGCTCTCGCGGAAGTGCCACGGGTCATAGGCGAAGGCCGGGCCCGGCCAGCGCGGGCGCTTGTCGCGGCCGGCCATGGCCACGGGGTAGGCCTCGAACAGGCTGCGCAGGTAGCCGCGCACCTCCTCGGTGTTCACTCTCCAATGCTCGCGGAGCGCGTGCCCTGGAGGGTACGGGTTGGCCCAACGCTTGGCTCGCACCACCACCCGGTCGGCCGTGCAGCCGGGTTGCCCGTGCAGCCAATCAATCTTCGCCGGCCGCTTGCCCCGAGCTGCCACCAGCTCCACCTGACAGGCCACGTTCTCGCAGGGCAGGCCTCGCTGGCGCTGGGCCACCACCACGCCGGTGGAGTCGTAGACCTCGCCCATGTCCACGGCCACCCCCACGGGCAGGTCGGGCCGCAGGAGCAGCTCGGGCACCTTGCAGGCGTCCCACACCGAGCCCTCCACCCACGCATCCTCGGCCGCGGTCCACTGATTGGCGTGCCAGCGCCGATACTCGATGAACCGCATGCTGGGCTTGTTCATCTCCTTCCGCAGGTAGCCCACCGTGACCCAGCTCGCCGGGTTGGCCTGCTTCACCACCTCCGGGTCGCGGGTGTCGTAGCCCTTCTCGTCGGGCACCCCGTACCAGTACATCAGGAAGCCGTTCTCGCGGTCGCGGGCAATGGTGAGGTAGGGCGTGGGGTGCTCCACCTCCAGCTTCAGAGCGCGGATGTACAGCAGGCCTAGCGGGCTCTCCTCGTCGAAGCCGGCCGTGGTGATCGTGAGGGTGAAGGGGTGCTCGCGGGCCGCGGTGCCCGTGGTTAGGGCCACGTACAGATCGTCGCTCTTGTGGGCCCACAGCTCGTCTACCACGTTGCCCGAGGGGTTGCTGCCGTGCTGCAGGTCGGAGCGCGAGCTGAGCACCCGGAGCACGCCCATATTCTCCGGGCTCTCGATCTCGGAGCGCTTGACCAGTAGGAAATCCTCGAGAGTGGGCGAAGCCTCCACGAACTGGCGGGCCTGCTGGAACACCACGCGGGCCTGATCCTTGGCGCCGGCCGCGTTGTACACCTCCGGCCCGGCCTCGTCGTCGGCCACGAGCAGGTAGAGGCTGATGCCCGAGGCCATCGTGGACTTGCCGTTCTTGCGCGGGATGCCCAGCAGCACCTCCGAGTAGATGCGCAGGTTGGTGGCTGGGTCGACCTCGAATGCCTCGTTCAGGAACTCCTGCTGCCACTCCTCGAACAGCAGCGGGTGGCCAGCCCAGCGGCCCTTGGTCTGCCGCACGTGCTGGTAGCAGAAGGCCCCAACCCGAGGCCCGAGGCTTGGGGCCCTGGGCCTCAGCCACGGCACGCCCGGCGCCAGTTCCTCGTAGGTGGCGAGCACGCCCCTAGTGCAGCCGCTCGCGGAGCGGCGTCCGGGCAAGGGCGAGCAGCTCGGCGGCCTTGGTGAGCCGCTTCATGTGGGCCTCCGGCACCCAGCTGGGCATGCCGGCGTAGACGGTGGCCTGCACCTGAGCTGCGAGCGTGCGCGCCTCCTCGGGGCTCTCCTCAGCGACGTCGATCAGCGTCTCCATGATCTGGCCGTACAGCTCGTGCAGCATGTGGCCCGTGAGCTTGTCGATCCCACCCCCTGCGCGCGCCACGTCCTCGTAGAAGCGGCGGACGCCTTCGGGCGCATGGCGCCGCGGCTTCTTGAAGCCGTCTTCGCCGGTATAGAAGTGGGTGGTCGGGTGCCCGAGCTGCCCACGGCATCCGCGCTGGCATACGTACATCACGGCCCCCATGCTCGGGT